CTGGGCCTGCTCGCCCTTGGCGCTTCCCTGCTGTTGCTCGGCTGGGCCTGCGCGGTCAAGGCGGCAAAAGAGGCAGCAAAAGCCGCAAGTCCCAAGTCCTGAGCAAGGACAGGTTTCAGGGTTTCGTTTTGCAATGCCTCAGCGTAGAGTTGCCACTCGCGTTCTCAAAGCGCGCGGATCTCATCTCCGCCATCCGGAGCGTGCCCGCGCCCGCGCGAAGGAACCGAAATTCACCGGGCCGCTGGGCCGGCCTCCGGAAAAGATGCGCATCGCGCATCGCAAGCTCTGGTATGAGCTGGCGAAGATCGTTCCTCAGGGCGTCGCCGAACATTCCGACCGCTGGACCTTCGAAGTTCTCGTATGCCTGATGGCAAAGTTCCGCAGCGGCGCCGCGCTGGGCGGCGAAGTCAGCCAGCTCCTAAGCCTTCTCGCAAAGTTCGGCATGACGCCCAGCGATCGCAGCCGCGTCAGCGCAACGCCGCAGGACGAACCAAAGCACGATCCCTGGAGCAAGTTCGGCCCCGCAAAAACAAAGTAGATGAATCCCGTCCTGACAACCTGGATGACGATGCTGGTCGCACTCGCGCTCGCGATCGTCAACCGTCAGCGGCCCATCTAGATCTCGCCAACCATGCGCCCCACGTCGCTCTCGCTCATGAATACATTCGCCAGGTCCTCAGCGCCGAGATCCCTGCCTGCAAATGGGTTCGCTTTGCTTGCCAGCGCCAGCTCGATGATCTTGCTCGCAGCGAACGCTCTGATTCTCAGCCCAGTGATCCTGCCTTCCCGTACCGCTTCGATCTCGCCGCGGCCGAGCGCATCTGCGAATTCATCGAACTCAGCCCGCACATCAAGGGCGAACTCGCCGGCCAGTTCATCCGCCTCGAAGCCTGGCAGTGTTTCATTCTCACCACCGTCTTCGGATGGCTTCACCGCGTCACGAGTCGGCGCCGTTTCCGCCGCGTCTACACCGAAGTTGCCAAGGGCAACGGGAAATCAGCGCTCAGCTCGGCCGTCGCCAATTGCATGGCCTTCGCCGAACGCGAGGAAGGCGCGGAGGTTTTCTCCGCGGCTACCACGCGCGACCAGGCTCGCGTCGTCTTCTTCGTCTCCCAGGCCATGCTGCGCAAGATGCCGGAATTCTGCGCGCGCTTCGGCGTCGAAGTCTGTGCTCACTCCATCAATCAGCTTTCCACGAATTCCTTCTTCCGTCCGCTCTCTTCTGACGCCAACTCCGTCGAAGGCATCAACCCTTACTTCATTTGCATCGACGAGTTGCACGCGCATCCCGGCCGCGATCTCTACGACAACCTTGAAACTGCCAATGGCAAACGCGCGGGATCGCTGCTCTGGGCCATCACCACGGCCGGCAGCGATCAGGCCGGCATCTGCTACGAGCAGCACAAATACGTTTGCAGAATTCTCGACGGATCCGCGAAGGACGACTCCTTCTTCGGAATCATCTTCACCATCGACGATGACGACGACTGGGCGCTGGTCGAGAACATTCGCAAAGCGAACCCCAACTGGGGAGTTTCCGTCGATCCCGCCGAGATTGGCCAGAAGCTGCAGAAGGCTCTCCAGCTCGCCAGCGCGCAGCCTACATTCAAGACCAAGCATTGCAACGTCTGGGTCAACGCCGATCACGCCTGGATGGACATGCAGCGCTTCCGCAAGTGCGCCGATCCCACTCTCAACGAAGAAGATTTTCTCGGTCTGCCCTGCATCGTCGGCCTCGATCTCGCCAACAAGATCGATATCCTGGCCAGCCTCAAGCTCTTTTGGCGCGATGACGAGTATCCGCTTCCTCCTCGCGATTTGTCATCCCGAGCGGAGCGCAGTGACGGCGAAGCCGGAGCAAGTGGAGTCGAGGGACCTGCTCTCGCCGGAGTCGACGACGATCCCAAGCCCAAGCGCCACTACTACGCCTTCGGAACCTACTGGCTGCCGGAAGCCCGCATCGAGCAGGCGCAAAATTCGCAGTACGCCGGCTGGGTCGTCGAGGAGCGGATCCGCACCTGCCCCGGCGAGGTCAACGACTTTGACCAGGTCGAAGAAGCGATCCGCGAAGACGGCCGCCGCTTCGACGTTCGCGAAGTTGCGCACGATCCGTGGAACGCCGTCGAAGTCGTCAACCACCTCCAGCAAGAGGGGATGACCATGGTGGAGATCGCCCAGGTCGTCAAAAACCTGAGCGAGCCGATGAACGAACTGGAAGCCGCGGTCTACGACGGCCGCTTCCACTATGACGGCGATCCGGTCCTCGAATGGGCCGTGAGCAACGTAGTCGCGCATCGCGATCGCAACGGCAACTTGTTCCCCACGAAAGAATCCGCGGAAAAGAAAATCGATCCCGTGAGCGCGCTGCTCAACTCGATGAACCGCTGCATGGCCACCGCGGCCGAAGACGGCGCCGGCGGCGTCAGCGTCTTCGGCAACTGCAATCGCTGCGGCGAACTCTGCGCGGGAAAGATGGCTGGCGATCGCATCGTCTTCAACTGCGGGAAACACAGCAATTAGCAGTCAGCTCTCAGCTTTAAGCTCAACCCCGAAAGGTCAACGCCAATGCATGATCCTCAACGCCTGCTCGATCGTCTTCCTCTGAAGCGTCGACAACTCCTGCGCCGCCCCGGAACAATCCGGTCGATGTTCTCCACCGCGCCGCTGGGATCGCCCGTCCTTACCGGCGAGCGCCTGCGGAAGACGCTTGCGAGCTGCCCTCCGAAAACCTATCGCAAGTCTGCATGATCTGACCGCTGACGGCTGAAAGCTGACGGCTGATTGCTATGAACCGCTTCACGATTCTCGCCTTCGTCCTGGGCTTCGCGCTGATCGTCGCCGGCGCCACGTGGATCTACAAACCGCTCGGCCCGCTGACCGCCGGCGCAATGTTGCTGCTCACCGCGGTAACCAGCGCGCGGGGCAAGAATTGAAAAAGGTTTTCGCTGTGTCTCTGTGCCTCTGTGGTGAAAAGGTTCTAGCCCGCTGATGCCCACACTCCGCACCGAGTTTCGCGACTTCCTCAGCTCCGTCATCTCCTTCCCTGCCGACTACTTTGCCGGCTGGTTTGGAGTGGCGCCATCCGAGTCTGGCGTTGAAGTCAACGAACTCACCGCCATGCAGATCGCCGCCTACGTCGGCTGCGTGCGCGTGCTCAGCGATGCGGTTGCGCTCACCCCGCTCGAAGTGGTGGAGATCAACAAAGACGGCAGCGAAGCTGTCACCTACGAACATCCGCTGGCCGACGTGCTCAGCCTCCAGATCAATCCGGAAACTTCCGCGGCCGACGTGAAGCAAACCGGCCAGGTCCATCTCTTGCAAACCGGCAACGCTTATCTCGAAATCGGCTACAACGGCGCCGGACAGCCCGCCGCGCTCTATCCGCGCAGCCCCTTTGCCACTTTTCCCTATCGCAACATCGCCGGCGAGCAGGGCCGCAAGCCCGCCGAGGCGCTCGACAACGGCGAACTGTTCTACAAAACCACCGACACGCCCGGCCACTATGAACGCGCCATCCGCCGCCAGGACATGGTCCACGTCAAAGGCCTGGGCCTTGACTCGCTCGTCGGCCTGAGCCCGGTAAAATATTACGGCCGTGAAGTGCTGGGCACCGACCTCGCCGCACAGTCGTATTCCGCGAAGTTTTTCGCCAATGATGCGCGCCCCGGCGGCTACCTCAAAGCGCCAGGCTTTCTCAAGGAAGACAAAAAGAAAGCTGCGCTCATGTCGTGGATGGCCGGCCACAGCCGCGGCCAGTCCAACAAGCCCGCGCTGCTCGATGGTGGCTGGAGCTGGGAAAAAATCGGCGTCCCGCCCGACGAAGCGCAATTCATCGAGACCCGCAAATTCAATCGTGAGCAACTCGCGGCCATCTTTGGCGTGCCGCCGCACTTTCTCGGGATCTCCGAAGAGTCCCGCGCCAACATGGAACAGCGCGCCCTGGAATTTCTGGTCTTCGTACTGAAGCCCTGGCTCAACAAGTGGGAGCAGTCGGTCAACATCAAACTCTTTCCGCGCACCGGACGCAACGCTGGCCGTTTCTATTGCCGCTTTAACACCACGAACTTCGAGCGCGCCACCTATGCCGATCTGCTGAAAGGCGTGCAGATGGGCCGCTACGCCGGTCTCTACACCATCGACGAAGGCCGCGCGCTTCTCGGCGAACAGCCGTATTCCGACAAACAGTTCAAGAGCAAGCGCCCCGGGGACAAGCTCTGGCAGCCGGTCAACATGGTGGTGGTCACCGAAGAAACGCTGAAGGGATCCGCCGCGGGATCCAATGATGCCGGCGACGGCAACGACGGAGGCCAGGGCGGCGACGATCAGGATGGCGGCGATGGCGGCAGCAAGCCGGCCAGCGGCACCACGCAAGGCGGCAAACGTGTGGCGGGGGCGCCCTCGCCCGCGGATGCCGAGCTAAAACACTATTTCCGCCTATTTGCTCCCACCTTCCGTGACGCTTTAGGCCGCATTCTGGCCCGCAGCAAGCCCGATCAGAAAGACTTTGAGCGCTGTTTCTCGCCCACGTTGAACGCGATCGCCGCGGCCTTCGAGTGCGACCCGGTCACGCCTGGCGATATGCGGCTCAGCGACACGAGCGCGCAAATCGTTCGCGACTACATTCGAGGACTGGCTGTCCGCGTCAGTGAAGCGCACGTTGGCAAACTTGATTCTTCCACGCGGTCCGACGAGCTCGCCGCCACTGAGTTGCGCCGCGCCATCGAATTCCTGCGCGAGAAATGCCATCGCGATCCGGATCCCGAAGAGGAAGAAGATCCCGAGGAGTTGCCCGTCGCATGAAAGTCATGATGCTCGACAGCAACGAAATCGTCGATCTCGATTCCATCGAAGCCGTGCGCCGCATCGACGCGCGCGTCGCCGTGGAGGCTCCCGTGCAATACATCGGCTCAATTCCAATCGCAACGGAAATTCTTCGCGACGCCGGCGCGCTGCATTTAGCCGATCCGGCACCCGAATCCGCCATGCTCGATCGCTCACGACAGACGGCCGTCAAACCGCGTCCGCAGCCACGCCCCGCGCCGAAGCAAGAGAAACGCCGCAAAAGGAGCTGATCTCTATGAAACTGGAACGCCGCTTCACCAAAGGCGCCGACGTCCGCGCCAAAGGAACCGACGACAAACCCGCGATCGAAGGCTACGCGGCCGTCTTCAACGAAGACTACGTGCTGTATGAAGACAGCGGCTGCCGCTTCGTCGAAAGCATCAAGCCCGGCGCCTTCTCGCGCGTGCTCGAAGAAAAGCAGGACACGCGCTGCCTCTTCAACCACCAGCCTGACAACGTTCTCGGACGCACGACCAATAAAACGCTGCGCATGGTGCAGGATCGCCAGGGCCTGAGCTATGACAACGACCTCGACATCCGCACCAGCATCGCGCAAAACGTGCGCTGTTTCGTGCAGCGCGGCGACGTGACCGGCTGTAGCTTCGCCTTCCGTGTGAGCAAACAAAGCTGGCGCGAAGAAGAGCAGGACGGCGGGAAGATGACCGTCTACACCCGCGTGATCGAAGAAATCGGCGAGCTTTACGACGTCGGCCCCGTGACCTATCCCGCCTATGAGGGCACCAGCGTGGGCGCGCGTGGCGCGGGCGCCCTCGCCCGCGAGTTACGATCGGCGGCCTGGGCCGAAGGTATCCCCGCGGAGATCCGGGAAAAAATCCGCGCCAAGATTCAAGCCCGCGCCGACGTGGTCACCGGCGGCGACATTCCCGATGGCAGCGACGGAGACGACGACGAGCAACGCTGCAATTGCCGCTGCGATGCCTGCTCCGGATGCACCCAGCGCAGCGCGCATCCGCGAAGTGAAGTTGTCTCGCTCAATCTGGCCCGCGCCCGCGCGCTGACCATCAACGCCGAACTCGAACTTTAGCTCGCAGCTCACAGCTCACAGCTTTCCTAGAATCACAAATCACTTTTCAGGAGATTCTTATGCACCCTCTCGCACTCGCAGCTTTCGCAGTCCACTCTGGCGGCCTCGCCGCGTTCCTCGCGTTGGCCGTTCTCGCCGGCGTCACATTGACTTACACCGGAACCACCTCCAGCCCCAAAGACGATCTGCTCGGCACCTTCGGGCCTTACGTCGATCAGGAACTGGCCGGGACACAGATCGTCTCGACGGCCGGACCGACCGCCATCACCATCACTCACGGCAAAGTGATTGTCACCTACGCCGGCGTCGCGGCGATGACGCTGGCCGCTCCGGTTGCCGGCTCGCCCGCGAATGGAGGCAACGACGCGCAGCCACTGAAGATTATCGACGCCAGCGGTCACCTCCACACCCTCACCACGCCGGCCAACGGAATCAACGGCAACAAACACGTTCTCACTTCGGCCGGCAACATCGGAGACGATGCGTCGCTCACTGCCTACAACGCTCAATGGCTGTGCAGCCCAACCACCACCGCCTGGGCGCTCAGCTAGTTCTGTCATTCCGAACACGCGCAGAGCGCGGGTGAGGAATCTGCTTTGAAGACTTCTGCCGCCGCGGCGCACGCGGCGGATGCGCACACAAGCTCGCAAGCCGCGGGCTCGGGGGTGCGTGCTGCACCCATTCAAAATCTCCACCACAGAGACACAGAGGCACAGAGACACCTCTTCCAAAACTTAAAAGGCACGGATGCCGGCGAAGATCGGTTTGCTCTCTGCGCCTCTCTGCCTCTGTGGTGAAAAAGGACTCATTCTCATGACCGACAAACAGCTCAAGCTGCAGGAAAAGCGTGCAGCCCTCATCAAGGAAATGCGCGAGATCGGGGAAAGCGACAACTTCACCCTGGAATCGCAGAAGCGCCACGGCGAACTCAACACTCAACAGAAACTGCTGAAGACACAAATCGAAGCCTGCGCCGCCCAGGAAGCTCTCGACGCGGAGATGCGCGAAGTCACTCCTCCGCCGCAACCGCAACCCGGCGCCGGCGCCGGCAACGGAACCACCGCAGATCCTGCGCTGCGCGAGAATGCCACCGAAAACGAGCGCCGCCTGGCGGAGATGCCTGAATCCATGCGCCGCAGCTTCACCATCGCCAGCAGCCGCGAATATCGTGGAGAGTTCCTGCGCTGGGCACGCACCGGCCAGGTTTCCGCGAAGCTCGATGGCTTCCAGAGCGAGCTCCGCGCCTATAGCGGCTTGAACGTCGGCACCGGCTCGCAGGGCGAATACACCATCCCGGTGGGATTCCAGCGAGAGTTGGAAATCACCATGAAGGCCTACGGCGGAATGCGCCGCAACGCCCGCATCGTGCCTACCAACACCGGCAACGCTTTGCACTGGCCGGTTACGGATGACACTGCGAACCAGGGCCGCTGGCTGGCGGAAGCAGCGGGCGTCGCGCAGACCAATCCGACGTTCTCGGAAGTGGTCTACAACGCCTACCTGGCCTCATCTGATCAGGTTCTGGTCAGCGTGCAGTTGCTCCAGGATTCTGCCTTCGATCTCGAAGCTCTGCTGGCGCAGTTGCTCGGCATACGTCTCGGCCGTCTGACTGAAGCCGGCTACACCACCGGCACTGGCACCACGCAGCCCACCGGCATCGTCACCGCCATCAACAACGATGCCAGCCCCAACACCGTCACCGCGGCGGGTTCCAGCGCCAACGATGGCACCGGCGCCACCGGGTCCAACTCTATCGGTTCTGACGATTTCGAAAGCCTCATCTCGGCCGTCGATCCGTCGTACCGTGTAGGAGCGAAGTTCATGGCGCACTGGTCGATCCTCGACTACCTGCGCAAGGTGAAAGACAAATATGGCCGTCCGCTGTTCACCGATCCCACTACCGGCGAGCTCAAGAAGATCATGGGCTACGAGCTCGACTGGAATGCCGCTATGGCGCCGGCCGTCAACGGAGTTCCCGCTGCCGCCACCGACACTGTGGTCTTCGGCAAGTTCAATGAGTACATCATCCGCGATGTGCTGGGCATGACCATGGTTCGCTACAACGAAATGTACATGCCGAACCACCAGGTGGGCTTCCAGGCCTATCTCCGCACCGATGGCGAGCGCCTGCAAGCCAAAGCGTTCTCCATGCTCGTGCAGCACAGCTAATTAGCTGCGAGTCCCGAGTCCTGAGTCGCGAGAGAAACCGCTCGCGGCTCGGGGCTCGCGCTCAAATTGTCATTCCGACAGCGCGTGCTTTTCCATGTCGAGCATCCTCGAAATCTCGCTGCCCGCGGTTGAGCCGGTGGATCCCGTCGCCGAACTCACGCCGTTTCTCAAGCAGCCGGCCGGCACTCCCGATGGCGTGCTCATCAAGACTCTCGGCATCGCCGCGCGCCGCCAACTCGAAGACATGCTGGGGCTCACGCTGGCCAATCGCAACTTCTGCCAATACGAAGATGGCTTCCCGTTTTTCCCTTACTTCCAGTCGCCCTATGCGCCGCTGTTCGGCGCTGCATTCCCGTTCTACTTCGGCTACGGCCCGATTGCCAGCTATCCCTACCCCGCGATCGGCGGCTTGCAAAATCAGATGGTCTCGCCCTTCGAGAAGCGTCTGCTGCGCACGCCGGTCACGGCGGTGCAAAAGATTCTCTACGTCAACACCAATGGCGGCACCACGCAGCTCACCGCCGGCGTCGATTTCGTAGTCGACTATTCTTCCCAGCCCGGCCGCCTCACGCCCCTGCCCGGCCAGCGCTGGCCCGTTGGCATCGTGGGCGTCAACACCGTGCAGATATTTTTTTCCGCCGGCTATCAGGCCACCTCGCAGCAATTCGTTATCGAGCCGGCCGTGTGGGAAGAAGAGCTTCAGGTTCCGCAATGCGCCTACATCATCGACGCCAACGACAACCTCTGGGTGCAGACCACCGCGGGCACGCAGACCACAGGCACCGCGCGGCCCGATTTCGAAGCCGCGGCCGTGGGGGCGACAATCTCCGGAGACGGAAGCTGCAACTGGAAGAATTACGGTCCATGCGTCGGCCCCTGGGTAGCGAACCAGGCGCTCCAGCAGCCGACGATCATTTTCGACGCCAACAACAATCTCCAACTGCTGAACGTCGCCGAACTCACCACCGCAGCGACGGCGCCAACCTGGGCAACCGCGCGCGGCGTCACCAGCAGCGACAACAGTATCTCCGGAGCCTGGCTCTGCCTTGGGCCGAATCAGCCAGGCGCGCAGAACCCGCCCAACGAGATCACCAGCTACACCGGCGATATCGGGATCCCGGAACAATTCAAGATCGGCATCATGATGCTGGCCGCGCACTGGTACTACAACCGTGAGCCAGTCACCATGGGCAACGCCGGCAGCGTGCCCTTCGGTCTGGAAGCGATTATCCAAAGCAACCGCGTCATGGATTTCGGCCCGCTCTCATGATCCCACGGCTTGTCATTCCGACAGCGCGCGTTTTGCGGAGCCTGTCCTGAGCTGAGTCGAAGGGCTCGCGGAGGAATCTCAGTCGGAACAAACCTGGAGCGTCAGCATAATCATGAAAAAAGATTTTGGAGCGCTGCCCGACGCCGAAAAGCATCCGCCGGCCACGGCCATCACGCCCGGAGCGATCGCGGACTCAGAAAAGAAAGTCCGCTTCCTGCGCATCACGGGCACGGCCGAGCAGATCGCCGAAGCGGAAGCCGAGCACCAGGCGCTCTGCCAGACGCAAAACGATCAGCTGCGCGCCATCGCGATGCAGCGCCAGTTTCAGCAGCTCACCCGCAATTCGCACGAACAGTAACAACAGCCGTCAGCACTCAGCCAAAACAAACCTCTGTCATTCCGAACGCGCGCGGAAGCGCGGGTGAGGAACCTGCTTTTTGTTTTTGCCGATAGCTGATAGCCCAACTCGAAAGGCTCACCCTTTATGAACCGCAAACCATCGTTCCTCAAAAAGTCCGTATGCCTCGTCGCCGCGCTGCTCATGTTTGCCAGCACGGCCTTTGCCACCGGCCCAACCCCGCTCACCACGCAGGTGATGGTGCAAAACAATGGGAGCACCAGTTCGCTCACCACGACCTACACTGCTTGCGATGCCACAAACGGCAACTCCTTCGTCTCTACTGGACGGGAAATCGTCCAAGCCTTGAACAGTGGCGGCAGTACTTACACCTTCACTGTCAGCAGTGTGGCCGATGGCCAGGGACGCCTCGACACAGCGCTCACGAGTCAATCCGTCGCCGCTGGAGCGACCTCGACGGTGCAAATGAAGTACCAGTCCGGCTGGCTGCAAAGCGGCGGCACGATCAATCTCACCTGCTCGAACGTCGCCATTAAGTTCGCAATCCTCCAGTACAACTAAGTGCCCCTGCGCCGTCTCACTTCCGGTCTGCCGCGCCCTGGCATGTACGCCTCGCCAGGCCAGTTGAATAAACAGGCCACGTTCTGTAGCCAGGGAAACGCGCTGGCCGGCACGGTGGGCAGCGCCATTTTAACGTCATGGATGGGAATGTGGGCACTCGCCGGAGATGAAGTCGATCGCGCGCAGCAGATCGCGCAAAAGTCATCGCACCTGGCCGTCATCCCTTACCAACTCGGGGTGCTGGACTCGATGACGATCCAATACCTCGATGGCGGAAAAACGCGCACCTTTCAGATCGAGCACATCGACGATCCTGACGAGATGAAGTGGCAGCTCAAGATCTACTGCTTCGAGATCAACCAGAACGCCGGCTCCGCGTCGTAAAGGAAATTTCTCCACCACAGAGGCACAGAGACACAGAGAAAACCTTGGAAGTGGAGAGGGCGTTCGGGGGAGGGCCTTTTCCGCGTTTCGTTTTTTCTCTGTGGCTCTGTGACTCTGTGGTGAAAAAGGATTCCTACAATGAAAAGATTCTTCGTACCCATCGGCCTGCTCGTCTTCTTCGCGCTGTGCCTGGTGCCCAGCGGCAACGCGCAGCAAGGCATCCAGGTCTCGTATGCCTCCGCTCCGGCGCAGCTCGCGCTGAGCTGGACCTTCACCGCCAGCTCGCCTTCCACCAACGCCTTCACCGTAAACGGGCTGCGCTACTTTCAATTGTTCTTCGTGCCGGCGGGCACAGTTTCGGCATGCGCCATCTCGCTTGATTCCTCCACCGGCTCCGGCTTCTCCACTGGCGGAATTCTTTCGTCAGCAACGATCGGTTCCTGCGCCTCGGCCACCATCTATGCCAACACCACCGCGACCACACCTACACTGATCGGGCAACTCACTCCCACCATCACCGGCACCGGCACCGTAACCGTGATCCTGCTCGGCTACGTAAACAATCCGGGCGCCGCGGGATCGAGCAGCGCTTCCATCATCAGCCCCGTCGACGGCTCCGGCTATGTGGAAGTGAATTGCAAAATGGGATGCTCGGGCGGCAACGCCAACGGCCAGGCCACTATGGCCGGCTCCGCGCCCGTGGTCCTCGCTTCGAATCAGAGCGCGGTGAGCACCACGGACGCTGCCGACGCTACCGCGGCGTCCGCAGTTCCGGCCAAGGGCTTCTATGCCATGGCCAATAACGCCGGCAACGCCATCGGCCTTACTGCTGATTCTCTCGGTGATCTCCACATCGTGATCGAGAACGCGATCGCCGCCACCGGATCTACCGCGGCCACCAGTTCCTTGCTCGAAGGCGGCGTCTACAATTCTTCCGCGCCTTCGCCGTCAAGCGGCCAACAGGAGCCGCTGCAGCTCGACAGCAGCGCGAATCTGAAAGTAAATGTCGCCAACACTCCCTCCGTCGCGCAATCGGGTACGTGGAATGTCGGACAGACGGGCGGCCCGTGGACCATCAACTGGACGCAGGTTGCGAGTGTGGCTCTCGGCGCTCCCTCCGCCTATGGCACTTCGCCCGGCGCCGTGAATGTGCTGGGAGTGAATGCCTTCATCACCAACACTCCAGCGGTTTCGCAGAGTGGAACCTGGAACTCGCGCACTCAGGATGGAGCGGGCAACGCGCTGACCTCCAACTCCAGCACCTACACATCAAAATTCGCGCTCGATGTCAATCTGTTGGGCGCCGATGGCACAGCTTTCGGCGCTGCGGGCGTGGTCGACTCCAACGTCAAAAATGTTGGCGGCTCTGCAGTTGCCACCGCTGCCACCGGCGTGCAGAAAGTTGGAGCCGTAGGCAACGCCGGCGCGGCTCTCGACGCCGCTGCAGGAGCCAGCGCCGCGGCCAATTCCGTGCAAGCAGGCGCAGTTTATAACTCTTCGGCGCCATCGCCCTCTGCTGGCCAGCAGGAGCCGCTTCAGCTCGACGCCAATGCGAATCTGAAGGTCGATATCGTCGACGAGAACGGGACTGCAATCGTTGTCGATCCCTGCCAGGCGAATGCAGGATCGCAGGCCACCATCAGTCTCACGGCCAGCGGCCAGGTCATCACCGGCACTTCCGGAAAACAGACTTACATTTGCGCGATCGATATCGTCACGGCCACCGCGCAAAATATCGCCCTGGTCGAAGGCACCGGAACCACTTGCGGCAGCAGCACCGCGGGCATGGCGGGCGGATCCACCGCGGCCACCGGCTGGAACTTCGGAGCCAACGGAGGCCTGGTCAAAGGTGTTGGCAGCAACTGGGTCTACAAAACTGCGACCACCGCCGATAACGTGTGCCTGTTGCTTTCGAGCACCGGTCAGACGTCCGGAGAGATTCGCTACGTCCAACAGTAGGACCATGAAGACACGATTTCAGCAACGCATCGCGCTCCTGCTTCTCGCGGTGGCTCTGTGTCTCTGTGGGCAGAGCGCGTTTGCGTCCGTCGCTTACGTCGGCGGCGCAACTGCCAGCAACAGCGGGACTGCCGGCACTTCCCTCACCGTCACTTACTCGCCCACCGCGGGCAACCAGGTCGTGCTGGGCATCATGTTCGCCGCGGCGGTCACTTCGCTGAGCTGCGCCGACCAGAATTCCAACGCGCTCACGCTCAACACTCACGAGAACAATGCCTACGAGTTCTATGGTACGGCCATCGCCGGCGCCACTTCTTTCAAATGCCAGTGGACAACCTCGGCCAAGGCCTCCGAAGCCGTCGCCGAATATTCCGGCGTCGTGGGCGTCGGCACCAACGGAATCAACAGCGGATCGAGCACCAGTTCCTCCATCTCCGTGACCACGACCAAGAGCAACAGCTTCATTGTCGCTATCTTCGGCAACGGAGTGAACGCCACCTACACGGCTACCTCAGGCAATCTGCGGCAGAACATCTCCGGAGGCGCGGGCAACTCCAACGCCGTCGCCATTATGGATAACACTGCGGCCATCGCCGGGACTTCCGTCACCGACACGGCGACCGTTCCCACCGGGGCGTGGAACGCAGTCGGCCTGGAACTTTATCCCACGCAGCCGGCCAACGGCAGCGGCCAGTTGCTGCTGATGGGCGTAGGTCCATAACGAATGCCCGTCGCCAAAGGACTTTTCACGCTGCTCGCCGGGACGGCCGCGGTGAGCGGGAAGCTGGGAGATTCCACAGGAGAGAACAGCCTCTTCCAGAGCGCGGCCAACAAAGGCGCGCAGGCGCCCTACGTGGTTCTGCACCTGGTGGATGTTCCCCCGGCCGCGCACTCCCAGGATGGCCCCAGCGGGTTGCAGAATGGCGAGATCCAATTCGACAGCTACGCCGCCGACGCGCCCACCGCGCGCGCGCTTTCACAGTCGGTGCGCGACACGCTCAAAAATTTTTCCGGCGCGTTGAGCGAGGGCACGCAGATCGAGTTTTACGAAGTGACGATGGATTCGGACGAAGGATACGAGCAAGGTGGCAGCGGCTATGTTTTCAAATCGCTTCTGCGCCTGCGCGCCTTCTTCACCGAGAGCGGCGAGTGATGAGCTTCGAGCGATGAGCAAAAGCTCGCGGCTTACAAACTAATCATGACGATCGCTATTCCCGGCTACGGATCGAAGCTGCAACTGCAGAACGGCAGCGCGTGGCTCACCGTCGCGCAACTGCGCAAGCTGGCGCCCACCGGCGATGGTTCCAAGCAGAACATGCTCGATCAGACCAACATTCTCACCCCGGGCAATGCTTGCGCACCGCTGCCCGGCCGTGTCGATGCCGGCGAACTCGATCTCGATGGCGTGCTCAGCCCGCAGGATAGATCGCAGCTCACGCTCGGCCAGCTGCACTATGCCGGCACGCTCGTGTCCTGGCGCGTGCTGCTGAGCGATGGCATCACCGTCTGGAGCTTTCAAGGCTTCGTCAGCACCTACAAGCCATTTGACGACATCACTGTCGCCAAAGCCGTGGCCTTCGCCGCGCGCCTGCGCCTGTGGGGCCCGCTCACCGGCCCGATTGGAACGGTTTAGAAACAGCACTCAGCCATCAGCACTCAGCATTCAGCCAGGGACCACTCCGATGCGGCTTCAGGGCTGAATGCTGACTGCTGAGTGCTAACTGCTTCGCAGTAACTGCTCGCACTTTTCGACAGGAGAGAAAACCAT